CGTCATGCTGGATAGCGCGCCGATTTGTTCGTAGTACGGCTTGGCTGCCAGACTGGTCTCGGTCACGCCAGCAATGAAGTCGCCAGTGTATGGCGTGAATGGCTGTTCGGCAACGCGCGTGCCGACCGAGCCGATGGCACTATACAGCGGCTTGAGTTCGGACGGGATTTCAGCCTTGCTGGTCGTCTTTGATGATCCGCCCATGCTACAACTCCATTTCGTACAGGCGCGCGGCTTCTTTCCAGCCATTGCGCTTTGCATATTTTGACCATCCCAGCCGACCATCGGCAGAAATAGTGCTGCATTTCATGTCGCGGCCAAACCGCTCCATCATCTTCAGCGCAGCCTCGCCCCATTCAGGAACGTCGTACCCAGCGACGTGCAGAATTTTGAGAACTAGGCTGCGAGGGTGCTTCTGGACCTCGGTCATAATGACCGCCTTCAGCTTGTCCCCGACGACCACTGACCAGAGTTGTGCTGACTCGGTAAGCAGTTCGTCCTTCATATCTTCTAGGCCGACAATCCGGCTGATCCGGCGCTGCGACCTTTGCAGCAAGGGGGCCACGGCATCCCAGGCATCGTCGATGTTTTCAGCCGGTATCATCCCTATGCGCGGTATCATAATACCTCATCCTTCAGTTGGTGTCACCCGTGCAACCTTGTAATGGCAATCGTGGACGCAGGGGCCGCTGGGGCGAAGGCTGTTGCGGCAGAGGCATCCAGATACCCGGACGTGCTGTCCACCGCCCACATGGCCTCCAGATAGTCTCCAGCGCTAAAATTAAAGATCGCCGACCGGCTGACCACAAGTACAGCCCCGTTCTGGTGCAGGGCGTTCTTCATGGTTGAGCCAGCCACGTCAGAGCCATTGACGCGAGGCCAGAACCAGAAATTCACAGTGCTGGAGGACGTGGACGCAATTTGCGCCGAGAATGCCACCATGTATTCCCCGCCTTCAGCGAAGACCAGCCGCGAGGCGGGCGTGCCGTTTGTGATCCCTTCAGCCACGCTGGCCGTATATGTCAGGGCGTAGGCTGTGTTGGCAGCCGCAGCCGTCTGGTTGGACGTGATGCCGCCGCTGTAATTGCCGTCTTCAAGGACAATTTGCGTCCACGCATTATTTTTGGACACCACAGGGTATCCGTTGACCTCATCCCACAAAATGATGCCATTTTCTGACGGATTGCTGTCTGTCGCCTTGAACTGTAGCCGGGGCCGCTCGCGCAGCATGTAGCGCACAAGGCGACCGCCCCATGCCTTCCAGTCGTCGCCGATTGGCTGCGGTATGACGGGTGCGCTCATCTCCTGCCTGCCGCCACAAGTTCAATTCTCGGAATGCCCCAGCGCCACGCACCACCACCGGTGGATGTCACGCGCATTCTAGCCTGACGGCCAGAAAAACGGATGTCAGTCGGGTTGGCCATAGAATACGGCCCATAGGTCCGCTCAATCGAGTCAGGGTTGAGGTTTGTGTTCGGGTAGTTGCGCGTCTTAAACGTCACCTCGACGCTGCCCTGCGTGCGTTCGTCCGGTATAAGCTGCAGGGCGTGAAACAGCGTCTCGCCGCCGCCAAGCGATGCCGGGCCGCTCTCCGCGTAGACCTCTTGGCTGTCGTAATTGTAGCCAGTTTCGTGGTCGTAAACATTGCCTGCGCCATTGGCGTACAGCGGCTGCTTGAACACACCACGGTCAACGCCAGCCGTCCGGGACATCTTGCCAATCAGCCAGTGGTTTTCCTTGTAGTCATAAGCGACATAGCTGTCGATCTCGCCATCCGGTGACGATCCGCTGACGTAGAACCACCAGACCTCGCCGTTCTGGCCGTTGGACACTGCCCACGCCTTGCTGATCTGGTCGGTGTTTATGTCCAAAAACACATGGTCAGCAACCGCGCAGGGCAGTTCTTGGACGCTGGAGCCGTCAAAGCGGAAGAACCCCTTCTGGCCCATCCAGAAGACCCCGGCGTCGGTTGATGCGACAGCCTTTCGGGCGATCAGGCCGCACGCCTGCCCGACCCGTTCGAAATTGTAGACAAACGGCGGGCCTGTGTAGACAGCCCGGTGGGCGTCAATGTCGGTCAGGATCAGCGCCTGCCCGGTCGTGCGGACCGCTGCCATGATCTGCCCGTTGGTCTGCAATTCTTGGCTACCAGCTTGGTTGGTCGCGGCGGCAGTCCACAGGGTGTTGTCTTCTTGGTCGCACCAGTCGATCCGACGTGGATCGCCACCAGCGCCAAGCGCAAAGATGATGCGCTCTTCTGTGACCAGCAGGCCGGTGCAGCCAGTCGGCGCGTTGGTGATGGCCGCAGCAAGTGTCACACTTGGAGACACGCCAAGCTGCCATTCATACAGCTTTCCATCCGCGCTGCTGCAAGCGACAAGGTATTCGCCCCAGTTGTCCAAATCCCAAGTGGTCGCCTCGGAATATGTGCCGGTGCTGCTGCGCGCCACGCCGTAGAGGCCGGTGCCGTAGAAACCGCTGCCGTAGCCTGTGGCCAACGCGGCATCTTCCAGCCCCGCCGTCAGACCAGTCGGCGTGATGTCGTAGACGGTTCCGCCGGATGTGGCCACCTTCAGCGCGTTGTAGGTGCCGCCAGCGATCCAGCGGCTGCCGCTAAGGGCTTGCCACGCATGCATGCCACGCGGTGCCGCCGAAAACATGCTGGCGATCCGCTCGTTCCAGCCGCCGATTGGGCGCAGGCTGCCCTCGCGCCAACGCACAAGGCTGCCGTCCCGCCAGCGGCCAGATGACTGCAGGTCTGTGCCGTTTCGAACGAAGCCGGGAGGTATGTCGATGGGAACTAACGGCATCAGGTGTTTACCTCGTAATAGTTGATAATCACCACGCCGGGAGCGCCAGCACCGCTAGACACAGCGGCTCCACCTCCTACCATACCACCAGACCCTGCGCCGTAATCTTGCCCAGCGCCAGAAGTTCCCGAGTTGGGTGTCCCGCCGCGAAAAGTCGCCGTGACATCGCTACCCCACTCTGCAGGCTGTGCGGGTGCGGCGGGGGCAGTTTGGGTGGCGTATTGAAGAGCCACCCCGTCAACAGCGGCGGCCCCAGTATGCGCAGACCCTCCCTGAGACGACCAAAGCTGGTCGGAGCCTATGTCTATAGCAGCGCCCTTGCCGCCAGTGTAGTTGCTTTCGCCCCCAGAACCTGTGCCGCCCTCGCCACCGGAGCACTTGTCCCAGTCTCCGGTCGGAGCGCTGGTACTGTTCTCCCCTACGGGTGTAGTAGGAGGGTCATAATCTGCAATGATGGAAGGGTTGCCCTGTCTGCCGCCAAACCCGCGCGTACCACCGGTCGCGGAAATGGTGGTGCCGGTGCCGTTTGGCGTGAAAGTAGTGACCCCCCCGTTGTACCCAGAACATTCTTGCCCGCTGGATGACCCAATGCTGACACCAGACCCACCCGCGCCAATAACGACAGAGGCGGAAGTCACAGAGTGCGTATCAACGCTATAGCGGCGAAAAGCGCACCCGCCACCGCCGCCGCCGGAAGCCACATCCTCGCGTCCGCTGTCCGTTGTGGCAAGCCCACCTGACCCGCCGCCGCCAATCGCCCAAACGTGATATTCGACCGCGCTATTTGATCTTGGCGTCCACTGACCGCTGGAGGTAACAATTTCTGTCGTGCTTTGCTTGCGCAAAATACGGGCGGCAGAAAAGTACGCCGACATTGAAGTGGAGACGCCTGCTGCTGGCAGGGTGTCTGGAACCGGCCCGGTCTCTCCGTTGAACGTGGCGTTCAAGCTGACTGCGCCAGTCGCGTCATAAAAGGTCCGCATCTCGCTAAAAGAAATCGGGCCAGATGCGGGCAGTGCGTCAAGGGAGGTTATTGTCATCCCGTGCTACCTCAGACTGTGCCAAACGCCGTGATGTCGCCAACAACTGTGAGATTACCGCTCGCGTCTAGTTTCATTTTATTCACGCCGCCAGTGGCAAAGTACAAGACCCCCGCGCTTTCTGTGACAGTCCAGTTGCCAAAGTCCACAGTGGTGACGGCAACGTCGCCGGAAGCACCGTAAATAACGGCTCTGGAGTTCACCACAGTAGCGGCAGCGGAACCATCCAGCAGGTTCAATTCAGCGGTGGTCGCTGTAATGCCATCCAAGACAGCCAGTTCTGTGCTGTCCAGCGATCCAAGGAACGTGGACAGGTTCGACCAGTTTGTGTTGAGGGTGTTGCCCCAAGTGTCCTCAGACCCGCCAACGGTCGGGGCAGTGTACGAAAAAGTAGCCATGTCTCATCCTCGAATGCTTGGCCTACAATGCCATTTTACGCCGCTTCTGTCCATGTTTCCGAGTTTTCCGCAGCAGGCGTCCAGATTTCTCCTGTGGCGGCTTGTTCGATCCACGTCGGCCCTGTGGTGCCAACATCCGGCGCACCTGTGGTGATGCTGTCGCCAAGCAGGTTGTGGACTTGCTGCGCCTGCGCTGCACCCAGCGTCGGGCGGCCTGCGGTGACCGCGCGAGGTGCCAGGACGTGGATAACAGCCATCGTCGGGGCCGCCACAGTGGGCGTGCCAGCAACAATCTGCGCGCCCGCAAGGATGTATATGAGACCCACCGTGGAGGCCGCCACAGCAGGCTCGGCTGTGGTGATGCCAGTCAGGGTGAAGACGTGCGTCTGAGAGGCCGTAGAAGCGCCCACAGACGGTGCCGCTGCCGTGATCGCCGTGGCGGTCAGGCCGTGATCCTGCACGATGCTGGGGCTGCCCACGGTCGGGGTGCCTGCAGCAATCGGATCAGCGTTGAACGTCTCCTCCTCCGACATCGTAATGCCGGGAACAGTGGGCTGACCAGTGGTAATGTCGTTACCAGACGGAACGCTTGTGATCTCTGCGTCAGCAGCACCAACAGTGGGAGCACCAGTTGTAATGTCGTCACCAGCCAAGACGCTTGTGATTTCAGCATCAGCAGCGCCAATAGTCGGTTGACCAGTCGTGATGTTGTCACCAGCGAAGTTGACCGTGATGACAGCATCGGAAGCGCCAACAGTCGGTTGACCAGTCGTGATGCCATTTCCCGAGAAAGAATGTTCCTGCTCAATCGCAGAGGCACCGACAACAGGCTGACCAGTTGTAATCGGATCGGCAGTGAGACCAGTTGCCTCAATGGCTGTAGCTTCACCAACGACAGGTTGGCCCGTAGTGATGGCCGTAAGCGTTAGATCGTGGTCCTGAGCAATGTCAGACGCGCCGACCGTAGGCTGACCTGTCGTGATAGCCGTCAGTGCAAGATCATGCTCTTGGGCAATCGCAGGCGACCCAACGACAGGATTGCCCGCAGTAATGTTATTGCCGACCAGTTCGTAGACGACAACCGCCCCGTCATCCGCGAGGGGCGCAGAAGCTAGTGGGGCGAAGCCGAGCATGGATTAGACCGCCAGTGCAGCGTTGCCTGCCGCAATAGCCTCATCAATCGGGGTCATATCCTCGTCAGTCCAGAAGTCAGCACGGCGCATACCCTCAAGGTGCTGAACATTCCGCTGGATCACGGTGTCGTCGCCCGTGTATTTGTCAGGGTTAGCGATTGCATCATTGATGACCCACACGCTGTCAAGGCAGGCCGAGTAGTGCTTGGCGATGCGCTCAGGTGTCAGTTGATCTTCCATGTGTCACCTCAAGGTTTGGTGGGCCAAGTGACTTCATACGGGAAGCCAGTTTGTGTAGTTATATCACGAAGGGCCTGACGATACAGTTCCCAAGCTGCGGGGATGTTCGTTCCCTTCTCGGTGTGCATAATGACGACCCAATCAGTTTCTTTCAGCAGGCTGTCACGGCGGGAGCGGATGTTGCGCTGGGCATCCTCAAGAGGTAGAGCCTCAAGTTTGTAAGGTAGCGACCAATGACCTTCCGCATCCTGCACAAAGGCATCGTCAACCAGACGCCATGCTAAGCTGTCGTATTCCGCTGGCGCAGGCCGAGTGTAGGGATACACGTCATAGCTTGCCAGAAGATCGTCAGGGATCAATTTGGGGAAGCTGGTCTGCGGATTATCACGGCGCAGTTGTCCCAGTGTGTATTTGGCTGGGATGCCGTTTGTGAGTTTCAGGTGCATTTATGTGGTCTCCCTAGCTTAGCACAAAGGTTGCGCCTACAGATGGCTCTGATGTCACTATCCCAGAGAAAGCATCTGGATCGTATGTGTCAGAAGCGGTAATCGCTAGATATGCACCCATCACTGAGCAAGCCACTCCAGAAGATGCTGCGCCAAACGTATAGCCTGTAGGCGGCAAAAAATCCTCTTGGGCTGGGGCGCTTGTATCGTCTAGAAACCCCAATGCAACTACCATATTTCCGTTTCCAGCAGCGACTGAAGGCGGATTTGGCATTCCGTTTGCAACTACGTTTATTGCAGGTGGAGTTGAAACAGAAGGTGAAGAACTTGATCCCCTAAAAACCATTGCCATGTGAGTTGTATATGTGTCGTCTTTTAGCCCTACTATTTCCGTATCAACAGGATCAGCCATTGTTTTATACGCCCACATATATCCAACACTAGAGGTGCTACCAACTTGACCGAGAGTATAACCCGTGGGGACAAAGGGTGTCCCAGAATCCTGCATAGAAGCTGCAATAACTATGTCTCCCACCTCAATCCCCTCAGGTAAGGCAAGGCTGCTTGTCGGTGTAATGTTTGAGCGTCCAGTGCTTGCAACAAAAGAGATTGTGTTGCTAACGGAAACCCCAGCCCTCGCCATCAACAGTTTCTGTGCAGACGTTATCATGCCATCGCATCCCCAGCGAGGAAGCCATACCAAGTCGTGCCTCCGTTCACTGTCATAAATGTGTAGATATCAGTCTCACCGCTTGCAGGGGCGTCCGGTGCCGTGCCGCCAGCCCAGTCAACCGAGGCAGGCCATGTCAGCGTGTGAGTGCCACCAGCCGTGATGATGAGGCTGAATGTGCCGACCTGACCAGATGAGGGAACACCCGTGAAGGTAAATGTCGTGTTGCCAGATGTCGTCAGCGTGTAGGTGTCCCGTGCGCCCACGTCCACCGATGGGGTGGTGCCTGACAGGGCAGCAGAGGTGTTGTCGATACCTGCACCCGGAATACGGAAGCGGGTAATACTGCTATTCCCCAGCGTGATCTCGTTGGAGACTGTGGCGGAGGATGCTTCGGCGTCATACCCAACGCAAATGGTATTTGACCCAGTGGTAGTTGTATTCCCAGAAATCCGACCGATATGAACGTTCTGGCCGCCAGAGGTGACATTAAAGCCGCTGCCTTGACCAACAAAAGTATTTTCAGAACCGTTAGCAAGATCGTAGCCAGCGGCGGCACCTACGATAGTGTTGGTTTCTCCCGTAGAGTTTGAACCCAAGCCAGCCGCCAAATCTCCTATAACAGTATTACTTGAGCCACCAGTCCAATTAAGCATAGAACCGTTGCCGATTGAGATATTGCCAGAAGCACTCGTATGGTTGGACGCTGCCGACGCTCCAATAAATACGTTATCAGTGCCACTCGTCAGGTCATACCCTGCCTGATACCCAATCGCTACGTTGTCACCAGAAGCAGCAGTAGCCACCCCAAGACCCATAGCATCTTGACCAATGGCGATGTTCCGACCACCAGTAGTAGCAGCATCCAAGGCACCATTACCGATGGCTACGTTGTTGGAGCCTGTGGTTAGGTTGGTGCCTGCGAGGTAGCCTCCGAGGAAGTTGTAGCCTCCCGTGCTGAGATCGTAGCCCGTTTCAAGCCCGATGCCGACGTTGCCTTCTCCGGTTAATTTAGAAACTGAACTTCCGTAGAGTGCCTGATTGCCAACTGCCGTGTTGTTCGGGCCAGAACCAATGTATCTCCCCGCCCACTTCCCAACGGCAGTATTTCCAGAGCCTGTCGCATTTCGCAACGTAAGCGCACCAAATGCAGTACTACCAGTCCCCGTTGTTACTGCTGCCGCCGAATAACGTCCAACCGCAGTCGTATCTTGTCCCGTAGCCAGAGTTGCAGAATTTTGACCGATGGCAATGACCGCATCACTGTTGGCTGATTTTCCTGCCTCGGGGCCGATAGCTACGCTGCCTATAGAAGATGTTAATGCGTTCCCTGCGTTTTGGCCTGCCGCAAAATTGTCTGTCCCAGTTGTCAGGTTGGCTAGTGTGGAAATCGCATAAAGATTGTTAGACCCATCAGCAGTGAATGCACCACCAGCCGTGATCCAATCATAGTCGCTGCCAGTCCACGACAGAACCTCGCCAGACGAAGCCGTGCCAGTGTTCAGGTGAGTGTCAACGTCAGCATCGGTGTAGCCGCTGATCGTGGTGAAGGACAGAGTGCCAGCGCCATTGGTTTGCAGGACTTGGCCTGTAGAACCATCCGCAGTGGGCAGCACGAAGTTGTCAGCGAAGTCCACCAACTCTTGCAGGTCAGCAGCCGCAGCCGACACATAGACAACAGCATTGCCCGTCAGGTTCAGAGCATTATCAGCGTTAGAACTTTCAATACTGCCACGGGTCAGTGTCGTCCCAGAGGCAGTGTAAGTGCCAAGGCCGATTTCCCACGCCGTGCCATCCTCGATGACGTAGCGCACGACATCCCCGTCAGCCACGCCTGCGTCAGCGAAGGTCTGATACCCGTCAACCGCTGACCCAAGCGTGATTGGGCTTCCCGTGCCAGTGCTGGCCGTGGTCATCTTTGCGCGGTTGACGAGTTTGGTCATGCTTCACCTGTGCTGTTGTCGTTGTTTTAGGTCAGCCTATCAGGCCGGGTCAGGAATGCCGATGGCGACCGACGACAGCGTGAAAGTGTTGCCAGAAGTGACAGACTGCGAAGCCGTCAACGACCCGGTGGCAAGCAGGCGGCTGTTGCTGGTGTCCACGATAGCGTAGTGCGTGGCGGTGCCGGTGCCAGTCACTGAGCCGTCAGTGATCGCAGCAACGACGACCTCGCGGCCACCGCCAGAGCGGTCCTGCGGCGCGCCAATGGACAGCGAGGTGCTGTTGCCCAGCGTGTAAGTGCTGGTTGCGGCGGCGTAAGTGGTCGGCTCCTGCGAACAGATGTCGATGCGGTTTGCCTCGGTGTCGAGGACGGTCAGGCCATTGTCAAAGACCCGATCTGCAAGTGTTGCCATGATGGCCTCCTATGATTGCTTGGGCATATTACCACGCCCGCGACGTTAATGACAGATGCGCGTGTTTTGTTCATTGTGGACGATTATATCGACAAGCAGCGCGCGGTCGTTTCGTAGTAGCCAGTCCACGGTTTTCTGGCTGTCAAACAGCATGGGCGAGGTGATGTCGCAGTAGCTATTGGTCGTCATGCCGCAGCCACTGATTGGCGCGATCAACAAGGTAAGGATCATCCAGCGATTCGATTTCATCGGCGACCTCTTTGGCGGTCCTGTAGTTGTCAATTCGGCGCGCATCTATCCTTGCCTGCTGACGGGCGATCCCGCGCTGCACACCGGCCATGTAGATGCCCAGAACGCCAGCCGCGAAGGCCAGTGCCAGAAGGGCGTACAGTTGCAGTCTAGCGCCGACCATCTGCCCAAGCCTTCAGCCGCTCACGCATGATCCAGAGAGCCAGCAGGACGACCAGCGCGCACCCGCCAATCGCGACAAGCTGTGCAGCCCCATCCAGCGCCCCTACAGCCGCTACAGCGCCGCCAGCGCCGCTGGCGATCTGCACTGCCGATGCCTGCACTGTGGTGGACTGTACGGCTGATGTGCGGGCAGGCTTGGCAGGTGTTTCGCCCAGCCAGCGCTTCAGATCAAAACCGGGGCAAGCCTTGGCCGCGTAGTCGTGATGCGCGCTGACCTTGGTGATGCCGTGCGCTGCCTTGAGGGACGACAGCAGCTTGCGCAGCGCGGCATCCTGTTCTGGCGTGTAGTGATCCGCAAAGTCGTCCGTCTCCGCGCTGCCGTGACCGCCTATCAGGCTGACGCCAATCGTGCCTTTATTGTGGCCCTTCACATGCGCGCCGATCTTTTCGACCGGGCGTCCTGCGGCCACGGTGCCGTCCCTGTCGATAAGGTAATGGTATCCCACTTGGGACCAGCCGCGCTGCCGATGCCATGCGTCAATTTCGGCAACCTTGGCGGCGGTCGGCTTGCTGGCCATCCATTCCGGTCGCGTGGCCGTGCAGTGTACAATGATTTCGTCAACAGGTCTCATCACTTAGCCTCTAGCGCGCGGAGGATGCGGTCGGACTGATCCATCAGCGCGTCCAGGCGCGTTTCGATCCGGCCAAGCTGCACCGCCTGTGCTTGAGCGGTATCCTGAATTTCTTCTACCTGCGTTTCGACTT